GGATGTATGAAAGAAGAAGAAAATTAAAACAAGAACTTGAAGATTATAAATTAATGGAGCAATTAGAATGATAGATTATATTATTGCAGTAAGTTTTGCATCAATAGGTCTTGGAATCATTATTGGAATTGTAATTGGTTGGAAAATGGGAGAGAAATTACTATGAACCCAATAGTAGAAGAATTGTTCACAGCATTAATTAAACGAATTGAAGCATTAGAATTTTGGAAAGCATCAGTTGAAAGAATAGAAAAGTCACCATATGCACCAAGCAAACAAGGTCCAGCTGCAAAAACAGGAGCTAGATTGGCTTCACAAAACCAAATAGATTATTTAACAAAACTAGGCGGCCAAGCATGGGAAGGAATAACACATGAAGAAATAAGTCCAATGATTGATGAGCTTAAAAAAGCAAAAGATGAAAGAGAAAAGGATTCTGTTAATGAGGGTCACAAAAAAATAATAGAAAAAGCATTCAAAGAAGAAGAAAAAGAGGAGTTTCCAGATTATTAAAATGGGAAGAACTAATTTTAAGGGGCTTGAAATTGGCTGGGGAATCATGAATTTTATGTATGCTTTTTTAATTGGAATTAAGCTGATTATTTTTGATAATCTAACAAGTGGAGAACAATTTCTTGGAATAGGAACAATAGTTTGTGGTTTAGCTGCATTTTATAGAGCATGGAGAAAAGATAGATGAGAATCATCCCTGCAGGAATAAAATATGATTCAAGAATCTATGTAATTGATGAAGATAAAATAATTTGTAAATTAGATTGTACTTGTTGGAATTTTAAAAATAGAAGAATAAGTACTAATGGAAAGTTTGCAGATAAGAAATTCTATTCAGAGCCGTGTAAGCATTTGAAGCCAGTTGTAGAAGCTTTAATCAAACAAGGATATAACTTAAAGAAACCAAAAGAAATGACAGGAGCAAAGACCCTAAGAGCTCCATTAAGGCGAAAATTGATGCTCAGAGCCCAAAAAAGCTGCGAACAGATGAAATTAAATGAAGAAGGAGTATTTGAAAAATGTGCAGCTACTAATGGTTTACAAGTTCACAGAAAAATCAGAGGATCAAATGGCGGCCTATACAATGAAGAAAATTGCATAGTTTTATGCTGGGATTGTCACAGAGGCCCAAGTGGCGCGCATGCTAATGAGTTTCGTGGGAGTCAAGGAAAATGAAAACTGTTGTAGCATTTAGTGGCGGGAAAGATTCAACAGCGATGTTATTGAGAATGATAGAATTAGATTATCAAATTGACGAGATTGTTTTTGCAGACACAACTTTTGAATTTCCAGAGTTATATGAATATATCAAAAGAGTTGAAACATATATTGGGAGAAAGATTACAATCCTAGAACCAGACAAAGATCTATTTAAGAAATGGATGTATGGCAAAGTCACAAGAGGTGCTAACAAAGGAAAAGTAAGAGGTTATCCACTTAAAGCATTTCCATGTTGGTGGACAAGAGAATCTAAAGTATAGCCACTGAAAAAAAAAAAAAAAGATGCAGATGTGGTTTATATTGGGATTGCTTATGATGAACAACAGAGAATGAGTAAAGTTGATGGAAATTTAAAATACCCCTTAGTAGATTGGAAATGGACTGAACAGGATTGTATTGATTATCTAAACAAAAAAGATATGTTTAATCCATTATATGTGAACTTTGATAGGTTGGGTTGTTGGAATTGTCCAAAGCAAGGAATCAAAAGTCTTTATGTGTTATGGAAGAACTACCCTAATCTGTGGGAAAGATTTATTGAATATGATAAAGAAAATTTCAGATTAACTGGAAAATATGTGAGGATCAAACCACTAATTGATGTTCAGAAGAAGTTTGAAAGTGGTGTAATTCCAAAAGAAAACCCAAAATATGAATGTTGGAATGGTTGCGAGAGTGTTAAAAATGCGTTTATTGAAAAGCAATGTGGATCAGGATTATTTGTAGATTTAGAAGATTCGGAATTAAATAATAGGAGGTTAAACATGGAAGAAAAACAAATGAGCGCATCTGAGAGATTATTTGCACACAAAGAAAAAGAGAAAGCCCTTAAAAAAGAAGTAGCAGAAGAAAAAGCTAAAGACAAAAAAGCATTAGCAATTAACAAACAGCAAGAAGCTGAAATCTTAGTTAATAATGATAAGGTTCTTTTAGAAATAAAGAAGAAAATATATGCTTACAATAGATTTTCAAAGGAAGATAAACTTGGTAGTTCAATACTTTATAAGATTGAAGAATTATGTAGTCCGCATATTATCAAAGAATCTAAATCAGATGAAGTTTCAAAAATTGAAGCAGGCGAACCAATAGGTTTACCATAAATTAGTTAATATTTACTTTATTTTTTTATTATTATGGCGAGAGAACAATCACTCTAAACCGAGCTTGGAAGGTTTGACTCCTTCTTTGAGTGTGAAGATTGGTATCTCCTCGAAGTAGCAGGTTCAAATCCTGCCTCTCGCCGTTGCTCAATGAGCATTACAGCCGCATGAAAAGCTCCGGTATATGGGCTTACCGAGGGACCCGTAAGATAGACCCCTCGGATTTATAATCACAATGGAAACAAAAGAAAGAAGCAAAATAGGCAAAAAATCCAGAGCACAAGGAAATCTCTTCGAAAAGAAGGTTAGAGCAGATTTAGAATCTAAGGGATGGATTGTTGACAAGTGGACTAATCAAATTGAGTTTAATGAAAAAGTAGATACATCTGGTGATGAGTGGGGAATGTATAAGGGAGTTCCAGTAAATATTCAAGAAGATAAATATGTGACATCTTCAACTGCAAGATTAGTTCCTGCAAAACCAAAATTTGTTTATAATCCTGGATTAAAAAGACGTGTAATGGTTGGTAATAGTTCAGGATTCCCTGATTTTATTGCGTATAAAATTGCAAACTTTGAGTGCATGTTACAAAATACAAAATTTCCTGTTATTATTGGTGTTGAATCAAAAATGACTGGTGTTTTAGATAAAGAAGAAAAAGAAAAATGTGCTTGGTTATTGAAAAACAAAATATTCTCTAAAATCTTAATTGCCTCAAAAGTAAAAAGTGGCAGAAGAGTTCTAGTTGAATATAAGGAATTTAAACAATAGATTTAAATAGGGATTATACTAATATAATTATATGGGTGAACATTCTAGTAGAAAAAATATTAATGTTGCGACTTTGAAAAAAGTTGAGAAATTTCTAAAAAGACAAAAATTACCAATATTCAAATCTGACATCGTAAAAAAGATTGGCGTAGATTATGATTCATTGAATATTGCATTAGGACTACTAAAAATAAAAGTCGATTCAGACAACAAGGTGCAACTATGTTAGAAATTATTAATCAAAAATATATGTTCTTTTTGTTTGAGGTTTCAAAAAAGCCAAGAAACATTTCTGATTTAGCAAAGAAAGGCGATTTAACTTTAAGTGTCGCATCAATATTAATTTCAAGATGGGCAAAAGATAAAATAGTTTACAAAGAAAGATCAGATGGTGGCCGAGGAAGAGAAATCGTGATTACATTAACTCCATATGGAAAAGCCCAGGTAAAACTTCTTGAAGAATTAAACAAAAACTATAAGAAGAATAAATTAGACATCCGGAACATACAATTGACGGAGGTAAAAAATTATGAATGAGCCCACAGATAAAATAAGTTCACTATCATATGATGATAGAAGAAAAGTTCTAGTTCAAAATAAATCACAGAAAACTGAAAGTGTTAAAGATGCAGTTATGGATGGTGACAAAGTAGTAGAAGAAGCAGTACATTACTCAACATCAGAACATAAGTTACAAGTAACATATTCAGAGGCAGGTATTAAACTGGCACATAAAAATATGTCAGGCAATTTGAAAAATATTGATGAAATGATTTCCAGAAATGAAGAGGATATCAAAAAGCAAGAAGAAGACATCAAATCAAATGACCTACCAGAAATGTCAGAAGAACTTAAGCAATTGAAGAAAAACCTAGAAGAAATTCAAAAGTACGCTGGAATTGAAGCACAGAAAGCAAAGCTTGAAGAAAGCAAAAAAGCGATTGAATCTTTGAAAGAAGACAGAAAAGAAATTGCAAAAGATGTTAAAGAACTAGAGGACACAATCGGAACTAGATTAAAACTTTAAGTTCAAATTAAATTTATTATTTTTTTATTATTTATACTCAACAAATCAGAATAAGTTGGGAGGTGGTGGTATGCCTTCATGGTTCTGAAAAACCATGATAAAGGGAACTAGTTTATGTCAAAGACGTGGCATAGACAACGCATAGTTCCCCACCGTTTTACAATCAAAATGGAAGAAAAAAAAGAAATCCAGCAAGGAATTACAAGAAGTGAAACCAAAAGAGGAATCAACGGTTCTGTAATGGAGCATAAAGAAATCTCAGTCTATGGAAAAGACTTGACAGAATGTCGAATAATATTACAAGAGGAATGGGAAAGAAAATGAAACAGATAAATAATTTCGGAAACGCAGCAGTCATTGTGACTTGTATTTACTTTTTAGTGAAAGAAGGATTCGTCTGGTGGATTGGATTAATTTTATTACTTGCAATGGGTACTTGGCAAGTCTGGGGAACAAACAAAAAAGCAGAAGAATTACTAGATGCACAAATTCAAGAAAGAAAAGCAAACAGAGCTGAAATTCTAGCAAGGACTCTAAACATGAATGAACATACTGTCTTTGTGAGAGTCCAGAGATTAGCTTGGGAACGGAGGTTGAGCAGATGATAAGAGAAGCAGTTTGTGATAGATGTGGAGCAAAGATTAAATTAGCTATTGGGCAAATGCCTTTGACTTACTTGAAATTAATTAAACCGAGACAGGTTTGTATGAAGTGCGCGCCGATTATTGAAGTTGCAGATAAAAAATTGGATAAGAAGTTTAAAGCAATAATGTTGGAGCTTGACAAAGAGCTATTTCCGAATGCAGACAATGTTGTTGAAATTAAATCAAAGGAGGATGAAGATGGACAATAAAGTAGCAACATTCATATCAGGAAACAAAGAGATTTGGGACTGGAGAAACTTAGGAATACTAGACAGATTAAAAATAGCATGTAGTTTAATTTTTACTGGAGTGGTAGACATAGAGTGGAAACAAGGAGTAACAGAAAAATATTTACAATGAAAGAAAAAAAAGACCCATTAGATGAAGTTTTTGTAAAATTTAATAAAATAGAAGAGGGGAAAGCAAAAAGAATTTTATCAAACAGAAATAAATTATCTGTAAAAAATTTGGATTGGGACATTCCTTTAGATTTAAAAGTAATTAGTGAAGAAGACAAAAATTATTATCAAATATTCATTGGTGTTGGACGATGGATTGGAGATACTAAAAAACAGTCAACTAAATTTATATGTATTGCAAAAAACGGAGTAACAGTTTTTTTAGAGCCAGAAGTAATTAAATTAATGTATAATTCAATTAAAGAAAAATGAAAGAATTAAGTGAAGTAAGAAAAAGAGAAGACTGCACATGTGAAAACTGTAACTCACAAGAAATACTAAAACATTTCGAAGAGTGCCAAAAATGTCACTCAAGATGCTTTCACAACACAATAGTAAAAAGAAGAGAAACACTAAAAGAAATGAAGTGTGATTATTGCGGAGAAGTAATTGAAGGAGAGATACATTCAAAAGAATCAAACCAAGATGGACCAATAGAACCATTATATTGCTCAGAGCTTTGCTACGGCAAAGGAAACAATCAAGAATAATACTCAATCATGCTGGATAAAGGGGGTTACGATTGAGGACGCAGTCACCGCGGCAACATCCCTCTCCAGCAACCCCCCAATTTCGCGTAGAAATAAAAAACGGTTTATCATTTAGAGCTTAAAGAGCACAAATTTGATAGTTCCATAGGAAATATAGGTCTATAGGAAACGATGGCAATAAAGAAAAAAACAACAAAAAAGAAGAAAGCACCGACGATAAAGAAAGCACCTAAGAGTAGTAACAAAAGTAAACCAAGTAAACAAAAGCAACATACAAAGAAGGACTACGAAAGAGCAATCAAAGGAAGCTTAGGAATACAAATAAACGTAGCAAACGAACTAGGACTAACAAGAGGCGCAGTATCAAAATATCTATCAGAGAATCCAGACATGAGAGAATTATTAGATAATGAAAGAATGAATGCTGTAGATAAAGCAGAAAAAGAAATATTCGATTTGATGGAATTTGAAGATTCAGACGACCCAGTTCCTGCAGCTAGAGTAAGACAAAAATCATCAGAGTTTGTTTTATCCAGACTTGGCAAGGATAGAGGTTATGGTGACAAGAAAGAGATTGAGCTCTCAGGAAATATTTCTACATTAACAGAAGAGGAAAAAGAAGCAGAAATTAAAAGACTTCTAGGTAAATAATGAAACTCGCAATTGCTGGAGTGCCAAAAGCAGGGAAAACTACTCTAGCAGATAAAATTGATTCTAACGCATTACACACAGATGATTTGATTGATACGCATAATTGGTCAGAAGCATCCCAAGCAGCATCTGAATGGTTCAATAAAGATGAATTTGTAATTGAAGGCGTTGCAGTGCCAAGAGCTCTCAGAAAATGGCTGAAGGCAAATAAGGATAACAACGAAAAGCCTTGTGATACAGTTGTCTGGTTGGATGAACCATGGACTGAATTAACTAAAGGTCAGCTAACAATGGCCAAGGGCTGCAAAACAGTAATGAGTGAAATATTTGAAGACCTAACAACCAGGGGAACAGACATTGTAACTGAGTGGAAAATCAAGGAAATAGAGGAAAAGGTTCAGCGTAAAGAACCAACTATCACAAAGGAAGACATCGGATTATTATTTATTAAGGTGAAGGATCAGGTCAAGCTCAGAGGACTACTACAACAAATCTTCTCAAAGGAAGAAAATATGGAAGTATTCAGTCAAGTATGTTTTCCCGAGACAGTAACAAATAAAACTCCTGATTTTCATAAAGACATTTATTCTTTCTTGATTGATCCAGATAACGGTGCTCTTGCTGCCCCAAGAGGTCACGGTAAGACTTCGGCAACTGGAGTGATATTTCTATCATGGAGCATAGTAAACAAGCTAGAAGACTACATTGTATATATTTCACAGAATTTCAAGAAGACAGTACAATTTATTGATCCTATCAGATACGAATTTAAATTTAACAAAATGCTACGATTCATTTATGGTGACTTAACACCTAAAGCAGCCAAAGATGATGGAGGAAAGGATAGAGAAGATTGTTTTGATGTTAATGGAATTAGAGTTGAAGCAGTATCCTTTGACCAGAATTTGCGTGGTTTCAAATATAGAAACAAACGTCCATCATTAATAATTGGTGATGATATTGAAGATGATGCCAGAGTAACTAACCCAGAACTAAGAGATAAAGATGCTAATAAGCTAAATAAAATAATTATCCCAGCATTGGATATTGATGGTAGATTCAAGTTCATTGGAACCATACTTCACAGCTATTCATTACTGAATATTAAAATTGGGTTATGGAAAGGTAAGATATTCAGAGCATGTGATGAGAACATGGAAAATCTATTGTGGCCAGATAGATTCACAAAAGATAAATTAATGAAAATAAAAGACCCTAGCACAGGAATTGGACCAGTAGCATTTCAGCAAGAATACATGAACGACCCAGTAGATAACAAAAAGTCATTAATAAAGAAGCATCATATTGAAGCTTGTTTTAGAGAAGATATCTCATCACAAGACCTAAGGGATATGAATTTCGAATTAAAAACTCTAGGAGTAGATTTTGCCTTTGAAGATAAGGTGACCTCAGATAAGTCAGCGTTTGTTGGATTAGGCGTAAAGGATGAATTTTATTATTTGTTGCATTGTCAGACTGAAAAAGGAATGTCTGCGCCAGAACAGATGAAGATGATTAAGCATGAAATTAACCCAATGCACAATTTTGATAAGATTGGATTAGAAGAAAATTCTATTAAGTCTATCAGTAAAGATATTGACCAATGGAATCTACCAATTACTTTATTTTGGACTGCTTCAGCTGACCCCGCAGCAAGAAAGAAAGAAGATTACGACTTCACTGATAAAAGACACACAGTAGGAAAGATTAATATGATTAACAGACTTGCAACAGCATTCGAAAATAAACAATTCATAATTCCATATAAAACAGAGCAAGATAAAAATATTGCTCATACATTAGTATCTGAATGTACCTCTTACTCATTAGCTGCAGGGAAACTAATTGAAGCAGGGGTTCATCCGGATATTCCAATTGGTCTGGGTTACGCACTAGAGTTAATTAATTTAGGAAATGAAGGAGCTTGGGCATTTGCTTGATACTTTTTGAATTAGACAAATATGTTTATAAAATTAAATACCTTCAATTAAGCATACTGATTTCATAACCGTTACCAATTAATTTCACATATCATCATATTCATGGAAAGAAAATCAGCTGAGTTGTTTAGTAATTGCCCTTGGGAAGAAAATACTACTTCTGCAAAAATGGTCCCACTAGGAGATGAATTAATAGATATTGAAAGCATGCCAAGTGTCCAAGCATTCTTGGATGAACAAAAGGCCGAACAACATTTAGTTCCACAAGTTACAAAAGAGGCGAGTTCCACAGCACCTGTGACTGTCTTCGAACAAACAAGAGAAGGTATGCCAAAAGCTTACATCCCAAACTGGTATTACAAACCACCATTTGGTTATCCAAGATATAAAGACTTGGCTTATTACAGAGAGTTGGCAAATTCAATTTATGTTGATATGTGTGAAACTGCAATCATTGATGAAGTGTGTTCAGTACAATGGGAAATTGTTGCTGAAGACCGTGCAGGAAATGAAGTGCCAGGCAAAGATAAAGAAGTTGAAACTGTAAGGTCATTCTTTGAGAATCCAAACACTAACCCTGAATCTTGGGAAACGATTGTTAGAATGATGCTGCCAGATTTATTAGAACTTAATTCTGGAATAATGGTTAAAGTGTTTAATGCATTTGGTAAAATGGTTGAAGTCGTGGCGCGGGACGGAATTGCATTTACAAAGAATCCAGATGTATACGGAATGTTCACAAACAGAGCTGATTTAATTCTAGTTAACAATATAATGGGCGATAGGTCTTCTGGTGTAGAAAGTGGTGGTGTTGGACCAAATTATTCGACGTACCCATTATATGAAGGAATAACTACAGGTGTTGCTAGAGAAGAAGGAGCCTATTTTCAATATGGTTGGAATAGTGCTTCAAAGCCTGTGCCTTATGGAAAAAGAGAAATTGTATGGTTTGAGAAAAAAGTACGTACTGATGATTTGTATGGTAGAAGCGCAATGGAAGTTCTAGCCAAAACTGTCCAAACATTAATCTATGCAGTTGAACATAATTTAGAATATTTCTCTGACAATTCAATTCCTCCTGGAGTTTTGGGATTAGAAGGAATGAAGACAGGCGACATGAAAGCATTTGCTCAACAATGGAATCAATCACAGCAAAAGCAAGATTCATTAGGTAATTGGAAAAAGGCATTTCATAAACTAGCAATGGTTAACAAGAAACCAACATTCGAAAGATTAGGATTCACTAATCAGGAACTTGAATTAATTGAATCACAGAAATGGTGGAGCAAAATGGTTTGGGCCTCATTTGGAATTACTGCAACTGAACTTGGATTTACAGAAGATTCTAAAGGTTCTGCTAATCAGATTGTTCAGACATCAGTTGCTAAAAAGAGAATTATCTATCCGATTTTAAGATTGATTGAATATTATGTTAACACTCAGATTGTTTCAGAGTTTGGTTATGAGGGTGTTAGATACAAATACAAAATCTTTGATGTGGATGAAGAAAAGAAGAAATATGAACTCTACAAGATACAAACTGAATCAGATATTAAAACAATTAATGAAGTTAGAAATGCTGAAGGATTGGACCCAGTTGAATGGGGAGATAAAAATTCAGGTGAAAGAAGTTCTCAACCTGTAAACAATATGAATTTAACTGATCCAAACCAAACTGCAGCTAATGCAATTAATTCTGATGCACAAAATGCAAGGGATGATATGACTGGGAATCCTAAAAAAAAAGCTTCAGAGACTGGAAGTCCAACCGTATTACGACCCAATGAACAAATCTCTGGAAGAAAATTAAGTGGCTCAATTATCAATACTATTCTTGACGAAAATAAAAAGAAGTTGTTTGAGATTTTAGAAGAACAAAAGAAACCCGACCCATTAACTAGAATCAAGAGTGTGGATGATATTCCAAAAATAATTGATAATTTGTTTGGTGCTGCAAGTGTTAAAGCAATAAGTGATGCAGTAATCAAGGCAGAGTTCGATAAAGGTTGGGAAGCATCTGAAAAGCAATTAGATATGAACGTCCAATACAATGAAAAAGCTTTGGAGTTCTTACAAGATTATACTTTTGACAATATCAAGAATTTAGCTGAAGAAACTGCAAATGATTTGAAAGCAGAACTAAGCCGTGGAATAATTAATGGAGAAGGAATTGCTAAATTAAAGAAACGTGTCGAAGGAGTTGTAAATAAATCTGAACATAGAGCAGAAACAATTGCCCGGACTGAAACTGCAACTGCTGAAAACCAAGGTAAGCTATTGGCAATGAAAGGTTCAAAATTAGATATTAAAAAGTATATTGTAATCAAGGATGATAATCGAACATCTGATGTTTCTTTTGCAATGGAATCCAAATATGGAAAACCAAGCCAAGCGATTGGAATTAATGATACTTTTTCTGTGACTGTAAAGGGTAAAGAATATAGTGGCCAAGTCCCACCATTTATGCCTAACGATAGAGATGCGCCAGTATTTATATTGCCAGATGAAGATGAATAATAACACAATGAATGATTTAGAAATTGCTTTAATAAAAGGCGATGAAGTTGATTTTTTTAAAAAATATACAAAGAGAATCAGAGCAATTGATTTGAGAAATGAGGAGATTAAATTTTATTATTCTAGGGTTCAGAGATATGAACATTATTATGGAAAAGAATATATTTCATCATTAATGGCTGCAAAAGATTTAATTTCTTACATTAATCAGACAGTTTACAAGGCAAATTCCAATTAATTTTATTTCGTAATTTCTGAAAGTAGATTTATAACCAATTAGTCATTCTATATAACATGAGCCAAGAAATGAGTTTTACTTATACTGCACCATTGAATGTTAATGTGGTTATGCTTAAGGGTGAAGAACACTTATTTGTTGAAGGAGATATTTCTACAAATGATATTGATTTAGTGAATGACATTATGACTAAGGCTTGTCAAGAATCGATGCAGAAACAAATTATAGAAGGTAATTTGAAGTTGGATGTTGAACATGAAGCGTTCCGGGGAAACAGTCATGAAGAAAAAGAAATCAACAAAACAAAAATTCCTGCAGGTAAGATGGTTGATGCAACTGTCAAGGATTTGGGGGAGGGTCGATATTCAACAAGAGTTAAAGGAGAAATTAATAGACACAATAAAGATTACAAAGAAATTAAGGGAAATTTATTGGATGAATACTTAGATGCATTTTCGGTTGCATTCTTGCCAGTTAAAACAAAAATGGTAGAAATTAATGGTGAAGAGGTTCAGTTACTTGATGATGTAAAATTATTGAATGTTGCGCTTACTGGAAATCCTTGTAATACTAAAGCTCAAATGGTTGAAGTAGTTCAGAAGTCAATGAGTGCACTTGAAGAGTATAAGAAGATGAAGCAATTAGATCCAAGCATTGAAAAGAAATTAATTGTTAAATCCGCAGAAAATAAACAAAGCCCACTTGGTTATGTTTGGGATAAGATTTGTATGGGCGAAGAATTAGACAAAAAAGAATTGAAATTATTAAAAGCTGCAATTGATGTAACAGGAAATAAAGGAACTGAAGCAACTCTAACAAACGAATATTATAACAGGCTATCAAGTGATGAAAAATTAAGTTGGAAAGATTACCAAGTATTCAGAAGCCTAGTTGAAATAGATTATGCACAGAAAAATAATCTTGAAACTAGCAAATCAAACTCAATTTCCCCTAAGGGAGATTCTAAATTAAATACACAAAAAAGTTTAAAGATGACAGAAACAGATATAGAAAAGAAAGCTAGAGAAGAAGTAGAAGCCCAAGCAAAAGCTAAGGCAGAAGCAGATGCTCAAGCTAAATCTATGGACGTTGACATGAAAACTATGCTAAAAGACATTTCTGATACATTAAAGAACATGGTTGTGAAAAATGATGCGATTGCTAAAGAACATGCAACTTT